ACACGGACACTTAAAGAGAGAAAAGCCTTAACTGCATTTGAACGAGTAGACGCTGGAGGAAGAATAGAATATTTTATTGAAGACCTAGAAATTAATTCTGTTGTTGCACCTAACCCACAAACACGAACTGCATCATATAATAAGTTTTCTTTTAAAGTTATAGAACCTTATAGTATGGGACAATTTTTAGAAACATTACAAGTTGCAAGTATTAAAGCTGGACACGGGAATTACATTGGTGCTCCATTTCTTTTAATACTAGATTGGGTAGGCTATGACGATGATGGTAAGGTAAGTAGACTATCGCAAGTAGAAGGACAATCAAAAAGATACTTACCTATTCAGTTAACTAATGCAGATTTTACAGTTACGCAAAGTGGTTCAGAATATAATATGAGAGGTATTGCTTTTAATGATCAGGCATTAACAGCTGAAGTTCAACAAATACCGACAGATATTACACTTTCAGGAGGATCTGTACATGAACTTTTACAATCAGGATCACATAGTTTAACAACTCAACTTAATACCACGTTGCTAAAACGTGAATCGAAAGATACAGTTTCATTTGCTGATGAATATATGATTACTTTTCCAAATGAACGAGCAAGTGAAGTAACAACTTCTAATCCTAATGAACAAAATGCTACTACAGAAGGTGTTGCTAGGTCGCTTTCAGAAGCAAGACGATTGTATAATCTTCATCCTGAAAGTAGTAGTAGAAAAGAAGATCTTGCTGAAGCTATAAACTTGAATACATTTGATTTTGATACATGGGCTAAAAAGATTTTAGGAATCTCAGTAGTAAGAAGTGCCACTAGTGAATCATTAAAAGACTTTATGACTAAAAAAGAAAATATTAATTCGATTGGTAATTCAACAATAATGTTTTCGGCATTACAAGCAGGCGCAACACCGTTACCACCTGCAAAATATGTATACAATGCAGAGAAAGGTATTTGGCTAACATCTCTTGCCAAGATTTCTACAAAGAGTAGAGATATTACTTTTAAAGAAAAAACTCATGTTAATAAAATTATTGAAGAAATAGTTCTTATTAGTGACTTCGGAAGATCTTTAGCACAAAGAGAACCAGATGCTGAAGGAAATAGAGAATGGTTTAAGATTGAAACCCAAGTTTTTAATATACCTGTATATGAAATGGAATTAAAGAAAGGTAGATTTCCAAAGCTATATGTTTTTAGAGTTGTCCCATATAAAGAGCCTGCATCAACGTGGACAACCCCTACTGAGATTTCAAAAGGAGTCGTAAAGATAAAAGATACAACTTGTAAACAATACAATTATGTTTATACAGGCAAAAACAAAGATGTTATAAATTTTGATATTAAATTTGAATATAGATTTTTAACTCGACTAACACCAGACAAAGGTGAAAATACAAAAGATCTCAATAATCCAGGAAGTCATGCAACTCAAGCCGAGTTAGCACACATTACAAATACGCAACAAACTGCGCCACCTCAATTATCTATTCCTGCACAAAAGATTTGGAAAAAACAAGGTGTTAAGGCTTTAGTAAATTATTCAGGTGGAATGCGAGCAATAGCATCAGGGCAGGCTGATGAACTTGCAAGACAATTTCATGATGCTACAGTTAATCACCCAGTAGATTTGATGCACGCCTCGTTAACAATTTGGGGTGATCCTTATTTTATTTCTGATAGTGGACTAGGAAATTATAATAGTCCAGGGACTTTTAAAAAATCAATAGATGATCGAGGGCAAATGAGATATCAAGATAAAAAAGTTTATATTGATCTTAATTTTAGAACACCGTTTGATTATAATCAAGATGGAACAATGCAATTTCCAACATTAGGAGACGGAACAAAGTTAGAACACTTTAGCGGACTTTATTGGGTAAGAGAGGTTACGTCAAATTTTAATCAAGGAAAGTTTCAACAGGAATTAAAATTAATTAGATTAAACAACCAACAAGGTGAAGCTAACGCATTTAGTCCGTTACCAACTCAACCAAAGACTGAGTATGATAAAATTGGTAATGGATCGTCTGGAAGTTTTGTCCATCCAGGATTAACAGGACCTTTCTAATGTCATTAACAGAACAATTTTTAAATCTTATTCAAGCCGACGGGCCAGCACCTAAAGACCCAGGACCATATCTAGCTAAAGTTGTTAGTCATCAAGATCCTTCTTTTATGGGTAATCTTCAAGTTGAGTTATTAAAATCAACAACATCAGGAAATGAACCACAAAAAGATGGACAATTATTTACAGCAAGGTATCTATCACCTTTTGCTGGACAAACGCCAGTTTGGTCAACAGGAAAAAATGATGATTATAGACAAAGCCAACAAAGTTATGGTATGTGGATGGTTCCGCCTGATGCAGGAACAAATGTATTAGTAATTTTTGCTGAGAGTAATCCTAATCAATGTTATTGGTTAGGTTGTGTTTGGGACCAGTATCAAAATTTTGCTGTTCCTGGCAATGCTTCAACGTCGTTAACAACTGATGGAACACCTGCAGACTTTAAAGGTAAAAAAATTCCTGCAAGTGAATATAATAAACAAAATGAATCGGGTATTGCACAAGACCCAACAAAATTTTTAAAACCTTTTCAATTAAGACTTCTTAATACATTATTAGAACAAGGATTAGTTACAAAAGAATTTATAGATGAATTTAGGGGAATAACAACGGCTAGTGCTAGACGTGAACTTCCTAGTTCAGTGTTTGGTATTAGTACACCAGGACCAGTTGATAAAACTCCTGGAGCACCGAAAGGACTTGTAGGAGTTTCTGATGCACCAGCTAATGTATTTAGAAGCAGATTAGGTGGAACATCATTTGTAATGGATGATGGTAATGATAAACTTTTACGAAAAACATCAGCAAGTGAAGGACCACCAGAATATTCTAATGTTGCTAAGAATGAATTAGATGGACTACGTGAATTACCACATAATGAATTAGTTAGGATACGGACTAGAACTGGTCATCAAATTTTATTACATAATACAGAAGATTTAATATATATTGCTAATTCAAAAGGATCAGCATGGGTTGAATTAACATCAGATGGAAAAATAGACATTTATGCAAAAGACAGTATGAGTATGCATACTGAAGCTGATTTTAATTTAACAGCAGATAGAAATATTACCATAGAAGCTGGAGCTAATATAGCCATGAAAGCAAGTGGTACTTATCTTGATGTAGAAGAGCCTAAAATTATTAAAGGTAGAATACAATTAGAATCACAAAAAGATACTAAAATGTTAGTAGGTCAAAATCTTTGGGTTACTACAATAGGTAATACTGAGTATAAAACAAATGGTGAAACTAAAATTACATCAGGTGGAACATCTCATATTAAGTCAGGCGGTCAGCATTTAGAAACTGCTCCGCAAATTCATATGAATGGTCCAGCGGCATCAGCCGCTCAACTTGTTACAGCTCTTAATACACATATTCTACCTGGTATTCCAACAAATAATGCGTTAGGAATATTATCACAAAGAGCACCACAACATGAACCTTGGAAGGATCATGAAAATTTAAATCCATTAGCATTTAAAGTTGGAGTCACAGACAGAGATAACGTGATAACAGTCAAGAATGACCTTGAATTTGTACCAACAGCAGATCCGTTTAAGAAAGAAGCATCAAAGTAGGTTAATATGAGCAAATCTGATAGAGAATTATACAAACAAATAAAAGTAACTACAGCCGCTAAAGATCCGTCAATAGTTAAAAGTAGAGCGTATCGTGGTTTAAGTTCAGTTAATCCAGCTAACTCAAGTAAAGTGCTTTATGATATTGAATTAATTAAACAAGATATTATAAATCATTTTCATATACGACAGGGTGAAAAATTGGAAAATCCAACATTTGGAACTATTATTTGGGAAGCAATTTATGAACCACTAACAGAAGGGTTAAAAACACTTATAGCTGAGAATGTTACAGAGATTGTTAATGCAGATCCTAGGGTTAATGTAGACAGTATCCTTATTGATCAGTACGAATCAGGAATTATAATTGATTGTACATTAACATATCTACCGTATAATATCTCTGAACAAATGCGTTTAACATTCGATGAAGATGCATCTTCATTTAGTAGTTAAGTAAGTGGTTAATTAGTTTAAATAAATAGTATTAATAGGAAAAAAACAATATGTCATCAACAAATAGACAAAATAGGTTACTTTTAGCAGAAGACTGGAAACGTCTATATCAGACGTTTCGTAATGCAGATTTTAGGTCGTATGACTTTGATAGTTTACGTCGTACGATGATTGCGTACATAAGAGAAAATTATCCTGAAGATTTTAATGATTATATAGAGTCTAGTGAATATCTAGCTTTAATTGATCTTATTGCATTCTTAGGACAAAATGTTGCTTATCGTATTGATTTAAATTCTCGAGAAAATTTTCTTGAATTAGCTGAGCGTAGAGATTCAGTATTACGTTTAGCACGACTATTATCATATAATCCAAAACGTAATCAGTGTGCTAATGGGTTAATAAAGTTTGAAGCTGTTACAACATCTGAAGAAGTTGTAGACTCAAATGGTACAAATTTATCTAATCAAACAATTGTATGGAATGATCCAACTAATCCTGATTGGAAAGAACAATTTGAAAAGATTCTTAACGCGGCATTGCCACCAAATTCTACAATAGGACGTCCTATTAAAAAAGATACAGTAGAAGGAATCTTAACACATCAATATAGGTATAGAGCAACTAACGTTGATGTACCAGTATATACTTTTACGAAAAATATTGATGGAAGAAGTATTCAATTCCAAATAGTTTCAACAGACGTTATTGATGGTGTTATATATGAAGAGCCACCTTTGCCAGGTAATAGTTTCGCATTTTTATTTAGAGATGACGGACGTGGACCAGGTAGTCAAAATACTGGATATTTTTGTCACTTTAGACAAGGTGTTTTAGATCAAGGACAATTTACAGTTGAATCTCCAAGTACTAATCAGTCAATTTCCATAGATGCGTCAAATATTAATAATACAGATGTTTGGTTATATAAGTTAAATTCATTAGGTACTGAATCTGAGTTATGGACTAAAGTTGATGCAGTAGAAGGTAATAATATTGTTTATAATAGTTTAAGAAAAAAGATTAGAAATATCTATGGAGTACTTACTAAAACACAAGATAAAATTAACTTAATTTTCTCTGATGGAGTCTTTGGTAATTTACCTCAAGGTAATTTTAGAGTTTATTATAGGTCAAGTATTAATCAATCATATAATATTGTTCCAGATGATTTAACATCAATTAGTGTAGCAATTCCATATACTTCTGCTCAAGGAAATGCTGAAACAATTAGTATAACATTAACATTAAAGTATACTGTAGATAATAGTAGTACTTCAGAAAGTAATTTAAGTATTCGCGAAAATGCACCATCTACTTATTATACTCAAAACAGAATGGTTACTAGTGAAGACTATCAAGTAGCTCCACTAGGTATTAGTCAAGAAATTGTTAAAGTTAAGAGTGTTAATAGAACATCAAGTGGTATTTCACGTTATTTTGATTTACTAGATAGTACAGGAAAATATTCTAGTACAACCTTATTTGGTAATGATGGTGTTGTATATAAAGAAACGTTAACAAAATATAAACATTTTGTGTTTACAACAAAAACAGATGTTGAAGGTATTATTGTAAACACTATAACACCAATTTTAGCTGAAAAACAATTATTAAATTATTATCTAACAAATTTTCCTAAAACAATTGTAGCAGATTTAGGAGCTAATTGGGTACAAACTACAACTGAAACAAATTTAACAACAGGAAATTTCCAAGATGATGATGGTACAAGATTTCAAGTTGGAAGTTTTACAGGTAGTGCATTAAGATTTCTTGAATCAGGAACCTTAATTAAATTCCTTCCACCTGCAGGATATCATTTTATGAAAGATGGTACATTAATGCAAGGTTCAGCAGACCATCCAGGGTCAATTGATTATAAGTGGGTTAAGGTTGTTAGTGTTACAGGTGATGGTACTATTGATAATACAGATGGATCAGGACCTATTATACTTAATGATGTTATTCCATCAACGGCAGTTTTAAGTCAAATTGTACCTAAGTTTGCTAAAACATTAGAAGCTGATGTACAAACACAAATAGTTGACCATGTATTTGCACAAAAAACATTTGGTTTACGATATGATATTAATTTAAGACAATGGCGAATTATTATAGAAAATAATTTAAGTGTTCTTGGAGAATTCAGTTTAGGTAAAACCGGAGATACTACTAATCAACAATTAGATGCAAGTTGGATTTTATTATTTGAAACTGATGGTGAAAAATATACAATTACATATCGTAGTTTAAGATATATTTTTGAAAGTGCAGAAGAAATTAGATTTTATTATGATAGTAGTGATAAAGTTTTTGATAATAAGACAGGACAAATTATTAAAGACAAAATTGCAGTCTTATCTATTAATTTAAAACCAGATGCACTGACACCTTTTACAGTTCAACATGATTGGGAAATAAGTGATGCATATAGAGATGCTGATGGATATGTTGATAGTAAGAAAATTGAAGTAAGTTTTTATGATGAAGATGAAGATGGTGTTGTAGATGATCCAGAAACATTTATCGAAATTGTTAATGAAACAGTTAGTCCGTTAACAAAGTTTATATTTCAAAAAAAATATATTACTACTGACGGTATTGAAGATTATAGTTATATGGATAGTGCAAGTATCGTAATACTTCAAGCAGAAAGTTTTGTAGGTGCATTAAGTCAATATAGTGATGGACAAATTTTTTATCTAGTTACAGAGAATGTATTTAAAAAGTATGTATATGCAACAACTTCTATAGATTTAACAACAGATTATAGAGCATTTACTGGCCGTGATAAACTTAAATTCCAATATATTCATGCGGCAGACGATGATAATAGAATTGATCCTAGTAGTAGTAATATTATTGATACGTATCTTTTAACAAAAGAGTACGATACTTCGTTTAGAGAATTTTTAGACGGCACGGTAGACGAAAAACCGTTGCCTCCAAGTAGTGATAATTTATTTAATAACTATGGATCTGAAATTAATAAAATTAAGTCTATTAGTGATGAAGTTGTTTATCATCCTGTAAAATATAAAATTTTATTTGGAGCTTCTGCAGACTTAGATTTACAAGCAACATTTAAAATAGTTAAAAATATAGATCAAGTTGTTAATACTAATGCAATTAAGGCAAAAGTTATTTCAGCAATTAACCAATTCTTTGCTCTAGATAATTGGGATTTTGGCGATACATTTTACTTCTCAGAGTTGAGTACTTTTATCATGGCTACCGTTGCTCCGGATTTAGTAACAATTGTAATTGTTCCTAATCAAGAATTACAAGGATTTGGTAGTTTATATGAGATTAAATCTGAATCAGATGAAATTTTTATTAGTGGAGCTACAGTTGATAACATTGAAGTAATAGATGCCGTTACAGCAAGTAGATTAAAAGCTTCAGGTAAAGTTTTAACTGTAGCAACGTCTACTAATTCAGGTTTACAAAGTGCTGGTACATATACATCAGGTACTATTACAAGCTCAGGGACTAACTTAATCTAATGCCTTTTACAAATGAACAAAATGAATATCCGTTACCAGCTGATAGCAAGAAGCCACCACGAAGACATAGTGCTGAGTTACTTCCTAGATACTTTAGAACTGGACATAATAAAAAGTTTTTAGGCGCAACTCTAGATCAATTAGTACAACCAGGTGTTGCTGAAAAGTTAAACGGCTACTTTGGCCGTGAAACAGCTAGAGCATATAAAGCCAATGACGTTTATATTAAAGAACATAGTCCAGATAGAGAAAATTATCAATTAGAGCCCGCCGTAGTAGTTAAAGATAATTTAGAAAATGTAAAATTTTATAAAGACTATAATGACTACATTAATCAAATAAAAGCATTCGGTGGCAATGTAACTAATCATAGTAAACTTAATAGTACTGAATATTATGCTTGGAGCCCTCATATTGATTGGGACAAGTTTGTAAACTTTAGAGAATATTATTGGCTTCCAGGAGGTCCAATAGGACTAGGGATTGCTGGTAACGCCAAAGATGTTATAAGCACATACAAAGTAACTAAAAAAGATAATATAGATAATAACAGTTATATTTTCACACCTGACGGATTAACATCTAATCCAACTTTAAAATTATTTAGAGGTCAAACATACATTTTTGAAATTGATGCAGTAGGAATGCCACTAACATTTAGAACTGCACGTTCATTAGATCCTAGTTTATTGTTTACTACAGGATTAGATGATAGTACTCAAACAGTTGATGTTGGAACTATTACTTGGACAATCCCTGATAATGCACCTGATACATTGTTTTATGTAAATGGCAATGATATTAATGCAAGTGGGCTAATACAAATTGCAGATGCAATTGATAATACAGAAATAGATGTTGACGCTGAGATTATAGGTAAAAAAACTTATACAAGTACTGGCGGAGTAGCTTTTTCAAATGGAATGAAAGTTTATTTCCAAGGAGATGTAACTCCAGTAAAATATGCTGAAGGCGAGTGGTATGTTGAAGGTGTAGGAAGCGAAATTACTTTAGTTAATGAAAAAGATTTAGAAATTCCGGCTACGTATGCAACAGACAAACCTGTACCTTTTGATACTGTAGGTTTTGATAGATTACCTTATAGTAATGCTAATAGTTTTGCAGGTGAAAAAGATTATCTTGTAGTTAATAAAGCATCTAAAAGTCGAAACCCTTGGTCAAGATATAATAGATGGTTTCATAAGCAAGTTATTGAACAAGTAGCTGAACTTACAGGAACGCCTCCAGAACTAGATCAAAATTTTAGAGCAAAGCGTCCTATTATAGAATTTGAAGCAGGATTAAAATTATATAACTTTGGTACTAGTGCTAAAAATGATATTGATTTGCTTGATACATTTACTAAAGATGTGTTTTCAGATGTTGAAGGTGCAATAGGATATAATATTGATGGTATAGATATTGTTGACAATATGCGTATATTGTTTACTGCTGATCCTGACAGTAGAGTATCAGGTAAAATTTTTAAAGTAAACTTTATTACACATAATCTTGTAAGACAAATTAGTCTTGTTGAAGAAACAGACACAAGTCCAATTGAAAATGAAACAGTATTAGTTAGGAATGGTGACACTTATAAAGGTAAGATGTGGTTTTATAATGGTACTGAGTGGAAAGCAGGACAAGATAAAATTGCTTTAAATCAGGCTCCATTATTTGAGTTATATGATAAGGATGGATATGCTCTTTCAGATACAACTTATTATCCATCATCAACATTTGTTGGAAATAAGGTTTTCAGTTATAAACTTGGTGCTGGAGTAGTTAATGATCCTGAATTAGGATTTTCTCTAAGCTATAGAGCTTTAGAAAACACAGGAGACATTTTATTTGATTTTAATTTATTAGCTGACAAATATACATATCAACAAGATAATGCATTATTAACAGGAAAAACTGATATAGCGTTATTACGAGTTTATACTGCTATTAATACGTATACTAATGAGTCTGGTTGGGTTAAAGCTGTTGCACATAGTCGTCAGCTTGTTATAAGACAATATGTAATTGATATTCAATTTAATGATTATGCTATTGATGTTTATGATAGAAGTGGTGATCTAAATGATTTATGGACTAGAGTTTATGTTAACTGGAAGAGACAAGAAGCCTTAACAGATTTCGTAATTAATAGAATTAATGGTATAGCATATATTACATTTGTAAAAGACTTAAAAAAAGATGATGTTGTTTTAATTAAAACCCATAGTGCAACTGACAAAAATGAAAATGGGTATTATGAAATTCCTTGGAATTTAGAAAGAAATCCATTAAATGATAACGTTCTTACATTTACTGTAGGCGAAGTTACCGACCATGTACAAACTGTTACTGAATATAATGATAATTTTATAGGTACGTTTCCTGGTCCTAATAATTTAAGAGATTTAGGAGATTTAGCACCTTGGGGTACAAAATTTATTCAACATAGTGGCCCAGTAAATCTTGCCTTGTATCATATTACTGATAGAACTTCTAATATTATTAAAGCACTTCGATTTGCTAGTAAAGAATACGGAAAGTTTAGACGCATATTTCTTCAAGAAGCAACACGATTAGGTTTTGATGGAGAAATAAGAGAGCACTTTGATCGCTTAATGAAGCAGATTAATAAAAATAAAACTTATGATATGCCATTTTATTTTAGTGACATGGTTGGTGCAGGAACATCATTAAAAGGAAAGCATACTGTAGATGATGTTGACACAAAGTTTTATGCACTATCAACTGATTTTAATTTAGCATCATTGTCAGCACAGTCTGTTTACATTTATAAAAACAAAGTTCAATTACTTCATGGTGTTGATTATATATTTGAAACAGATCATCCAGGGTTTGTTACAATTACAGCGACTAAGGCTGTAGATGATATAATTGAAATTTATGAATATCCGTTATCTGACGGAAGTTATATTCCTGAAACGCCATCTAAATTAGGATTGTATCCTAAATATGAACCAAAGAAATATATTGATAATACCTATCAAACACCAACAGAAGTTATTCAAGGTCATGATGGTAATATTTTTGTTTGTTATGGAGATTATAGAGATGAACTTTTATTAGAATTAGAAAAAAGAATTTTTAATAATATAAAAGTAGAGTATGATAAAACATTAATAGATATTCATGAATTTATTGGTGGTGACAGTAGAGATACAGGATTTAGTAAATGGAATAGAGATAAGACTTTAATTACTGACTTCCTAGGTTGGTTAAACAATGTTGGTAATTTAGATTATACTGATCATAGTTTTTATCAACGAACAAATAGTTTCACATTTAATTATAGTAAAATGACATCTCCGAATGGTAATCAATTAGCAGGATACTGGAGAGCAATTTATAAAGAAGCATATGATACTGATCGTCCGCATACTCATCCCTGGGAAATATTAGGTTATACTATTGAGCCTGCATGGTGGCAAACAGTTTATGGACCAGCTCCATATACTAGAGAAAATAAAATTTTATGGAAAGATGTTGAAGATGGAATTGTTAGAGAACCTGGCAAAGCATTAAAATATCTTACAGCGTATGCAAGAAAAGATATTACAAAACATATTCCAGTAGATGGTGAAGGTAATTTATTAAGTCCGTTAGATAGTAACTATGCTAAAAATTATGTTCTTGCATTAACTGATGATGCTTTTGTTTTTGGTGACGAAGCACCAACTGAAACCGCTTGGCGTAGAAGTAGTGAATATCCTTTTGCATTTATTGTAAGTTGGATACTTAATCAACCAGCTAAAATTATGGGATTAGGGTTTGATAGATCGCGAACTGTTAGAAATTTAGCAAATGAAATTGTTTATAGTAATACTGATAAAAGAATTAGGTTTAAAGATATAGTTTTTCCAAATACATATCTAGATGTAGATAGATCATCTACGGCTGGATTTATCAATTATATCTTTAACTTTGTTAATACACAGGCTGTAGATAGTTATACTTCTTATAAAACCGAGTTAAAGCAAATTAAAAATCAATTAGGATTTAAAATTGCTGGGTTTACTCAGAAATCTAAATTTAAACTATTATTAGATAGTAGAAGTCCATTTAATGAAGGAAATGTTTTTGTTCCTGATGAGAATTATGAAGTATTTTTAAATGCAAGTTCAGTTATTGATTTAGTAAGTTATAGCGGAGTTATTATTGAAAAGAAACCTGCTGGATTTGTTATAAGAGGGTATGATTCTACTAATCCATATTTTAAATATTTTAAGGTTCGTGAGTTATCAGATGATCCAGTAGTAAATGTTGGAGGCGTTTCTGAAAGTTTTGTTAGATGGCAAGCCGGTCAGAAGTATCTTGAAGGACAAATTGTTGAATTTGATAATGAATATTTTACTGTTAAGACATCACATGATGCTGATGTAGATTTTGAAGCTACTAACTTTGTTAAATTAGCTGAATTACCTATAAGTGGTGGACGTGATGCGTTCTTTAGACGTCAGTTTGATCAGACACCTCCTCTTATTAATAGTATAAAAGAAATTTCGTATGGTACTTTATTTACAACCATTCAAGGTGTTGTTGACTTCTTATTAGGTTATGGACATTGGTTAAAATCTAAAGGGTTTGATTTTAATTTCTTTAATCCCGATATTAATTTAGTTGAAAATTGGGAGTTAAGTGCTAAAGAATTTTTATTCTGGACTACACAGAATTGGGCTGATAATAGTGTAATAACTTTAAGTCCAGCCGGTAATCATTTATCATTTAAAAGAGAACTTCATGTTTCGGATAATATTTTTGATAGTTTTTATGACTACACACTTTTAAAAGCTGACGGGACAAAATTATTAAAAGAATTTATTGATGTTTATAGAGGTGCTGAAGGTGAATTTAAAATTACAGCAAAAAATAGTGCTGATGGTGTATATGCTGTTAAGTTACCATTAATACAAAAAGAACACGTTGTTTTAATAGACAACCATACTGTTTTTAATGATATAATATATGATTTAGAACCAGGATATAGACAAGAACGAGTTAAAGTTATAGGTTATCGTACAGATGATTGGAATGGAAGTTTAAATATTCCAGGGTTTGTTTATGATAATGCAATTTGTACTGAATGGGCTGAATATAAAAAATATGCTGTTGGTGATACAGTAAAATATAAAGAATTTTATTATCTTGCTAAACAAAAAATCGAAGGAGCAGAGTCTTTTGATGCTTCTTTATGGGAGCGGTTAAGTAAGAAACCTACTTCTGTATTAAGACCCAACTTAGATTATAAAGCAAAACAATTTAAAGATTATTATGATTTAGATACAGATAATTTTGATACAGAACAGCAAGTAATAGCCCAACATCTTATTGGATATCAAAAAAGAGAGTATCTTTCAAACATTATTAATGACGATGTTAGTCAGTATAAATTTTATCAAGGATTTATTCAAGATAAAGGTACACAAAATAGTTTAACAAAACTGTTTGATGCTTTAAGTAATGCAGATAAAGATAGTATTGATTTTTATGAAGAGTGGGCTGTTAAGTTAGGACAATATGGGTCTTCAGATGGATTTGATGAAATCGAATTTAAATTAGATGAAGGCAAATTTAAATTAAGTCCTCAACCAGTCGAATTAGTTGATACTGTTTCAGGAATAGAAACAGATTTAATTTATCGTATACGACCATTTGAAGTTTATTTAAAACCAAATGGTTATAATCATAAGCCATTTCCAACACATACAAAAGAGTTTGAATATGTGCGAACAGCAGGATTTGTTAATGAAGAAGATGTTCAATTAACAGTTGCAAAATATGATGACATTCTTAATGCTTCTATTACAGATTTAAGTGTTGGTAATTATATTTGGGTTGGTCAATATAGAACATCATGGGATGTTTTCAAGTATGTAAGAACAGTAGACAGAGTTGTACAAGTAACTTCAGATAATGACGCCGGAACAACAACAATAACTCTTAATGAACAAGCTGTATATGACGCAGATGAAATTATAGGTGTACTTGATGTTACTGGTGCAGAAAAATTCTTTAAAGTTAAAAGTGTTTCTCTAGGAAATATTATTTGTTATGCAAATGGTACAACAGAAGATGTACCAATAGCTGATGGATTTGTTACTAAATTTATTTCAGCTAGAGTTGCCACGGTAGCAGAAGCAAATGTTAGAGTTCTTAATAGTCACTTAAACGTAGGTGAATTAATTTGGATTGATAATGATGATCAAGGACGTTGGGTTGTATTAGAAAATAAACCAACATATAGTTCATTCCAACAGATTCCTAATGTTAACACTGGTGAAGGACATTTATTTGGTAAAGTTATTGCGACTGATCAAAGAAATACAATTTTAATTGTATCAGCCGCTGAATACGAAAAAGTTTATGTGTTTACTAGAGTTTCAGATAATGTAGATTATACTCATAGACAAACAATCGATGCTCCAACAGAATTGTATGGTGATGTTGGAGATCCACCAGCAAAGTTTGGTCAAGCTGTTGCATTAACTGATGATGGTAATCATTTAGTTATTGGGGCTCCCCATGCTAGTAATGTAAGAACTAAATGGAAAGGTGACTTTGATGGCGGAACATCTTATGTTACTGGTGACATTGTTAGGTATTTAGAAGCTTTCTGGGAAGCACAATTTGATATAGCGGCGGCAACTGGTGCATTATTATTTCCTAGTTTTTATTCAACGTCATTTATTCACGAAGCAAATTATGATGCCTTAAGCAATTCATATCCAAAAATAGTTTATGCTATAAGAGGTGATTATGGATTAGATGTTACTACAGATCACATATTAATTAGAGCTCCAGTTGAACAATATAATGGATCAGCTGAAAATGATAAAGTAATTATTAACTGGCAAGAATTTTCACAAAATTATCCAACTGGTATTTTACCGTGGGGTGCAACAGGTCCAGGTGTTGCGGCAATAGAAGGTCAAAAAGTTATTGCGGCAAAAATTGATGCTATTTTATATGTTGACAATTTAATACGCATTCCAACTGTTGGAGATTCACTATCGTCGGCTACAGCCGTTGGTGAAGTACAATATATTCGAATTGAAAATGTTAGTCAAGCAATAATTTATATGAAAGATGTTAGTGGAGAATTTCTTGCTACAGATGAAATTTTCTTAAACGCAGTAAGTTGTGGAACATTTGAAAAAGTTCAACCAGGCACACACCCAGAAGTATTTGGCGGATGGTGGAGGATTGACGGAATACCTACGTTTACTACAACTGTAAACGAAGCACAAGAAATTGCAATACCAAATATTATAGGTCAAGATTTTATAACTTCAAGTGAATCAAGATCACCAGTTCCGTTTAGTAATACAATGGATGATGTTCGTGCATTAAGTCTTATTACAGATCCAACAAGAGGCGGCAGACTAGGACATTTAAGTTATTATGATAAACTTGGATTACCGAATTTAAGTGAACTTTGGTTTGTAAGAGCACCTAAAACTTTTACAGATTTAGCTGATAAAGATGATGAGTTTAAAATGTGGGTTAATACTATTAGAGGAGGGGTTGATCCTATTTCAGTTTTTGATCCTGCGTCATTAGGTTTAACATTTACATATCTCAATGATTCAACTCATACAATTTTTGATCTATGGTCAGGATATATTGATATAACATTTACAAACTTTGATTTAAGTGGTGATCCTTATGTTCCTTTAGAAAATCAAGTTATTATTGATAATACTACAGGTGCTGAAGCTACAGTTACGTATATACAACAACAATTATTAACAGCTAGAGTATTTGTAACTGGTCGAGCTGGAACATTTAGTTTCGGATTTAATAATAGTGCAACAAGTACTATTAGTATAAAAGATGCTATTAGCCCTGGCGTCAATCGTTTATCTGGGAGATTAGATCATGCGGATATGGATAGTACGGCTACAGGTAAGATGGTGGTTGTTAAGAACACGGATTCAGCTCAGTTACCAGTTACTTCGCCGAGTTTTCAAAATGAATTAGAAGTACATTTTTATTCTAGCAGTGAAGTTAGTGGAATTGCTAGAATACCTAATTATCCAACACCACTAAACAAAGACTGGTTACAACAATATAATATTCCTGCACACGCAGAAGGTGTTGTCAATGATAAAGACGACTGTGGTATCATTTTAACTTATGATAAGACTGCTAATGGAGAGTATTCATTAAACCACGGATATATTTCTGAACATACGGCTACAGGTACAGAATTTGGCGACCAAATAGAGTTTGCTACAAATGGATTATTACATTATCTTTATGTTGGTACGCACGATCCAGGGTCATTTGGTTCACCTGGTAGGGTATACTTGTTTAATCATGGTACTGATAGTACTGGAGAAGTATTCGATTATGCAACTGGAAAAGATAAAGATTATAAAGGTGTATTTGATGTAGCTCAAGCATACTATGAAAATGATATTGTTTTATATGATGAATATTTCTGGCAAAGTAAAACTAATTTACCGGCAGGTGTTTGGAGTCCATCACTTTGGACACAATTATCATCGCATATAGATTATATAGGATATATTCCTAATGATTTAGGGTTAACAGTTGACGACGAAACTATTCTTGATCAAAGTCTTCTTGCAAATTTTGGTCCATTTACAACTAATAGAGATGGAAATATTTTAGTTGTTGTAGCTGAATATACTAGTGGTGATCCTAAAGTACTTGTTTATAGATTAAACAACGGACACTATGAATTTAGCCAACAAATTGTAACACCGGTAGCAGGTATAGGATTTGGTTCAGCTGTTGCAGTTTCAGACGATGGAACTTTAATTGCCATTGGTGCACCACTCCAAGATGAAGTAGAGACTAATAATGGCGCTGTTTATGTTTATATACAAGAGGCAGGTAGCTTCATATGGTCACAAACACTTTATAGTCCAGAAACTGATGTAGCGGAAAGATTTGGAGCAACACTAGACTTTGATAAAAACAATTTAGCTGTTTCATCTCGTGGTGGAGATCTTATAGCATCTACAACATTTGATGCAAATATTACAATCGTACCTACGTCCTGGGATAATAATCTTACTCAGTTTAAAGTTGTTAATGAAGATAGTGGCCAAGTTCTTATTTTCCAAAGATTTAATAATACATTATTGTATAGTGAAAAATTTGTTTTTAATAATCCTGTAACAAGACGTTTTGGTGATTATTTATTATTTACAGATAATCATGTTTATGTGGCAATGCCCGAATTAACTATAACACCAACTGATAATTTTCAGGGAACAATAATTGATTTTAGACGCGAAAGAAATGTTTTGTCGTGGCAAACTTTACGTTCACCACTTGACCAAGTTGACCTAAAACAGTTCAGAGGCGTGTTTATTTACGATACAGAAACAAATAAGCTAGGTTCTCAAATAGATTATATTGATCCAATACAAGGAAAAATTTCCGGTATAGCTGAAGAAGAAATATCATTTAAAACGTTATATGATCCAGCAGTATATACAATTGGTACAGCACCGTCTAATGTTGATACGTCAAATTATTGGAGTAAAAACTATGTTGGAAGACTTTGGTGGGATTTAAGTACAGTAAAATATCATAATCCTTATCAAGGAAGTATAATTTATCAAACTGCTAATTGGAATAAATTATTTAAAGGTTCTTCAATTGATGTTTACGAATGGGTTGAAACAGAGCTTTTACCTTCACAATGGCTTGAACAAGCAGATACTGAAGAAGGTTTATCAAAAGGAATTAGCGGAGTACCTAGGTTTGATGATAATACTTTAGTATCAACTAGAGTTTATAATAAAGCGGCACAGTCTTTTTCAAATAAGTTTTACTATTGGGTTAAAAATAGAAAATTTATTCCTTCTGAGAAGGAGTGGAGAAAAACAAGTGCATATGATGTAGCACAATTAATTGAAGATCCTAAAGCTCAAGGATATAAGTTCGCGGCTCTATTAGCAGATAATAGATTTGCATTATATAATACTGATGCTTTATTCAATGATGTAAATTCAGCAGTTAATTTCCGTTACTGGACTATTGAGAATCCAAATAATATTCATAATGAATATCAAGTTTTAAGTGAAGGATTAGACACAAGTAGACCTAAAGCTGATGTAGAACGTAAGTGGTTTGATAGTTTAATAGGATGGGATACAAATTATAGAGCAGTACCTGATACTGATTTAAGTCCTAAACAAAAATATGGTTCATTAAATAGTCCGCGACAAAGTTGGTTTGTAAATCGGCTTGAAGCAGTAAAAGAAGTTATTGAACGAGTTAATAGAGTTCTTAAACAACATATTATCGTTGATGAATATGATCTTAGTAAGTTAAAAGAAGTTGATGTAATACCAACGTTAAATTCTGGTAAGTTCGATCAATCAGTTGATACGTATGCAGAAATTGTTTATGTAGGTACTGCAAATATTAAACAAGCAGTATTAACACCTATTTGGCTAAATGGCAGATTAGAGCGAGTTGAAATTGCTGATGGTGGTAGAGGATATAAAGTACCACCAACATATGAATTTGTTAACATTGGGAATGGTACTGCCGCAGAACTTATTTTAACAATTGATACTCTAGGAAAAGTTAATAGTGTAACTGTTAAACACGCCGGAAGAAATTATCCTAACGATACTGGATTAATAGTTAGAAGATATAGTACACTTGTTAAAGCAGATGAAAATATTACTGGTAAATGGTCAATTCATGCTTATAATACTGCTAACACATTATGGGAAAGAACAGACAGTCAAGCGTATAATGTTCCTGATTTTTGGGGTTATATTGATTGGTATGCGATAGATTATAATCAGTTTACAAACGTTGATTATCTAATTGATGAAAGTTATCTATTAACATCTTTAGATGATGATATTGGTGATATTGTTAAAATTAAAACAGTTGGTACAGGCGGTTGGCTATTATTAAAGAAAATTAATAGCGTAGTAGATGCAGATTACACTACAAATTATGAAACAGTTGGTAGACAGAACGGAACAATTAAATTTGCATCAAGTCTATATAATTATCCAACTTGGAATATAGGTTATGATAGTTTAAGTTATGATACAAGTGATTATGATAATCAACCAGTACACGAATTCAGATTAATTTTAGAAGCATTACGTGATGATATTTTTATAGATGATCTTGCAGTAGAATATAATAAATTATTCATAGCAAGTTTACGCTATGTATTTTCAGAACAAAAATTTGTTGATTGGGCATTTAAAACAAGCTTCATTAAGGCAAAGCATAATATTGGAGAGTTAGCTGAAAAAGTTACTTTCCAAAATGATAATCTTCCAAGTTATGAAGCATTTGTTGGAGAAGCTAAACCTTATAAAACAAAGATTAGAGAATACTTAACTTCTTATACAAAATTTGATAATACTAATTCAATAACAACTGATTTTGATTTACCACCAGCTTATAAAACAGAAGCTGGAAAAATTATACCATCGTCATTAAAAATTAAAGATGATGTGTTATATGGTGTAGATCCTGGACTTGTAAATTATCCAAACAAACATTGGAAAGATAATTTAGGGTATGAAGTTGTAATGATTCAAATTAAAGATGGCGGCACAGGATTTCTTGAAGTTCCAGTTATTACAATAAGTGGAGGCGGCGGCACAGGAGCCAAGGCACAAGCATATATCGGTGTCGGCGGAGCAATTACTTGGATTAAGTTAACAAATGTTGGCTCAGGATATCTATCAGCACCGACAGTTACAGTTAATGGTACACAATCAGAAGGTAGTAAACCAGCAGTTGTTTCTGCAAAACTTGGTAATGGAAAAATACGTAGTGCTCACATTATATCAAGATTTGATAGAGTTAGTGGAGCATTTTTAATTACTACTCTTGAAGAAACAGAATCCTTTACTGGTAATGCAAGTAAACAAAAGGTTGATTTAAAATGGCCAATGGATGTAAGACCTAGTCAAATTTATATTACAATTAATGACGTTGAGTTATTAACAAGCGAATATACTTTTAAAAATATTGCTTATACAGACAAATCATATACAAGATATAGAGGACAAATATTCTTTACAGAACCTCCAGCTAATTTAGCCTCAATAGTAGTCAAATATAGTAAAGCTATTGATATGCTTCAGGCACAAGATCGTATTAATTTATTTTATAAACCAACTGACGGAATGTTAGGGAACGATATATCACAATTAATGGAAGGTATTGATTATGGTGGTGTAGAAGTTAGAAGCTTTGACTTTGGTGGAGGCGCAGGTTGGTTTTCAGAACCTTGGTTTACATCAACTTGGGATACTTTTGATAATACATTTGAAGACGAAGTATTTCAGCTAGATGGAAGCACAAATATTTTTAATCTTGCTCAACCATTAGCAGATGGTGTACTTTATAATGTATACAAAAATGGTGTTAGAGTAGACGATCCAGAATATGATGGCAGTACTGTACCTGGTAATCCTAGTGCAGTTATGCAAACAATTACAGGCGACGGCGTTACACAAACAATTACTTTAAATGAAGAATTAATACCAACAGTTGATGGTGATGTTATTATTATTAGAAAAGCAACTAGTGACGGTAGTTTTATTCCAGATCCTGATGCTTATGATACAGCATTACAAGGTGGCGATTTAGCTTACCAAACAGCTAAAGGACTTTTGTCAGAAGAAATTGTTGTTGATGGTGATGGGTTTATTACTCCATTAACTTCTAAAGGTCCTGAAGAATTAATTCCAGGACAAGTTATGGATACTGTAGATTTTAGAGTTTATGATAGAACTGCGGATGGCTCGTGTATTATTAGTAGTCATAATTACTTTGGGGATGGATCAATTAGTAAATTTCCTATTAACCAATTGCCAGCAAGTCAAAAAGATTTATTTGTAAAAGTAAATGGAATAATTTTAGATACTACAGAATATACTGTAAATTATCAAACTAAACAAGTAGAATTAGTTACTGTACCACAGCTTAATGAACTAGTACATATTTCAACAATGTCTAATAATGGTGAAAAGATTCTTGACTTAGATAAGTTTATAGGTGATGGTTCAACGTCACAATTTGTAACACCGGTAGTTTATAAATTAGGACTAACATATACATTAACAGTAGATGGTGAAACAGTAACTACTGATTTATCAGAAACAGATGCTACATATGAAGTTCCTGGTAGGGCAGTATTTAAATTAGGAACGATTCCAGATCCTGGAGCAATCATTCAGTATGTAATTTATGATAGTACTAGTCAAGTGTTTAGTCAAGTAACAACAGATGAATTTGTTGGTAATGCTGTAACGACTAAATTTACTTTAAGTCAAACTCCGTTCACTAGTGAACCAGAAAGTCATAATATTATCGTTAAACTTGGTAATGAGATTTTGAATGCAGGATATAATCAACAATTTACAGTTGTACCACAACGTGAATACCAATTAAGAGAATGGCAACTTGCAACAGCAACATTTGGTGCTAATAATGTTCTAGTCTATTTGAATGGTGTTGCGATAGAACTTAATACAAAATGGCGTTGGGATACCTTTAACGGATCGGTTGTGTTGTTTGATGATGTAGGAGTAAATGGAGATACATTAGAAGTGTTTATTGTTGATAGTGGTGATTATCAACTTGGATATTTTGATGTTGGTACAAGTTTATTTGTTAAAACACCAGATGATGTTTATTTAGATACTCCACCACCTTTTGGTGTAAAACTTACAATATATAAATTTAGTAAGCATGATATTAGAAAAATTAAAAGAGAAACATTTGATGTTGTGGCTAGAAATGCTGTTACAGTTGGAACAGATGGTTATACTGAATTCCATCAATTAACTAATGGAATAGTTAGATTACGTGAAGAAGCCATTGATGCTGAATATGTATGGGTTACATTAAATAAGGTATTATTAACTCCAAGTATTGATTATTATGTTACTGATGATAGAAAACATATTAAAATTGTAAGTGATATTGACCCTGATGATAAGATAGAAGTGATTCATTTTACTAATCCTGTTATTGTTCCAAAATTTGGATTCAGAATCTTTAAAGATATGTTAAACCGAACACACTATAAGCGTCTTGGAGATAGTAATAAATATACATTAGCAGAAGATTTACATTGGTACGATAGTCGAATTTATGTAACAAATTATGATAATTTACCACTTCCTAATAAGGATAAAGGTATACCAGGAATAATTTTTATAAATGGCGAACGTATAGAGTACTATTTGAAGGAAGGCGGAGCCATTAGGCAATTACGTAGAGGTACTTTAGGTACAGGTGTTGCAGAGTTACACAAAGCAGGGTCAGATTTATTTGATCAGAGTGCAACTCAAACAGTACCATATAAAGACGAAATATTAACGCAGGTTTTTGAAGCGGATGGATCAACGAATGCTGTAACTGTTGATTTTATCCCAAAAACCGTTAATGAATTTGAGATCTTTGTAGCAGGCAAGAGATTACGCAAAGTTTCAATTAGTTCATTTGATAAAACTGTTGATTTAGACAGTCCTGAAGCAGATATCACTTTACCTGCTGAATTTAGTGTAGATGGGACAACGTCGACAGTAATATTATTAAATACACCAGCTATTAATAGTAAAATTATAGTGGTGAGAAAGCTCGGAAGAACCTGGACAGATTCAGGAGTTCCGTTACATAGACAGGAAAATAACATAGGGCGTTTCTTAAGAAGTGCAGAGGCAACGTTACCTAAATAAATACACTTGTAGGATATTAATATGATAGACAACTTTAATGAACAAAACGGTGTACTTTTAGAAGGACACATTAAGATTTTTGACCCAGACTCGGGTGAAATATTAGTGAATAAGCGAAATGCAATTCATTATGAAAACATGAGTCTTGCGTTAGCTGAAAGTCTAGCGAACCAGGGTCAAGGGTTTATTAATAGCATGGTTTTTGGCAACGGAGGAACATCTGTTGATCCAACTGGTATTATTACCTATTTGTCACCAAATTCAACAGGTACTAACGCTAGTTTATACAGTCAAACACATACTAAAGTAATTGACGATAATTCGATTAACAATACAGATCCTACAAGAAATAAGCTAGAAACTCGCCATGTTAGTGGTACAAATTATACAGACATTTTAGCAACTTGTTTATTAGATTATGGTGAACCTAACGGACAAGATGCAATTGATAATGCAACAGGAAGTGAAAGCCTTTATGTATTTGATGAGTTAGGACTTGTAAGTTATGCAACTTCAGGTACTGGTAGATTATTAACTCATGTAGTTTTCCATCCAGTGCAAAAGAGTTTAAATAGATTAATTCAAATAGATTATACCGTAAGGGTACAAAGTCTAACTGGCTTTAATGAGGCGTAAGTAAATGGCATATCTAGTATCACATACTGACCTAGCAAATAAAGGTACTATTACAGTTGAAGATAATACAATTAACCAGGTTACTAGTTTAGATATTCCTGGACGTAATACTACGGCTTATGGTACAGCTATTGCAGATAGCTTTTTACACTTACTAGAAAATTTTGCTTTTAATACATCACCACGAAATCCTGTAGAAGGTCAGCTTTGGTATGATACTACAGTAGGAGTTAACCAGTTAAAAATCTTTGATGGTACAAATTGGATTTCTGCAAGTGGATTAAAAAAAGCAACAAACGAACCTGCCGCTAATCAATCAGTTGTAGGTGACTTATGGGTTGATACTGATAACCAACAACTTTATCTTTATACAGGTTCAGGATGGATATTAGTAGGTCCGTCATTTAGTGATGGATTATCAACTGGCGTAAAGCCAACAGTTCTTATTGGAACTGATAATGTTTCTTATACAGTTTTAAAAGTAGAAGTTAGAGCAAAAATACTTGCAATTATTTCAACAGATAGTTTTACACCAAAGATTGTTATTACTGGATTTACTACAATTAATCCAGGATATAATTTAAGTACAGCAGACATTACAGGTGATGGTACTGGAAAATATTATGGTACGGCAGAAAAAGCAGAGAACTTACTTGTTCTTGGAGATAGCGTACCGGCATCAAGTTTCTTAAGAAATGATGTACTCAGTACAAGTTTATTTCCACTTAAAATTAAAAATAATTCAGGTATCATTGTTGGTGCCGATAGTGCATTATCAATTGGCGTAGAAGGTCAAGCAGGAATCATTGCCCACCAAACTTCAGGATCAAATATTGATGTTAGGGTTAATGATGCTGGTGACGTAAAAACAGTAATTAGAATTGATTCACAAGCTAAAGTAGGTATTAATAATTTATCACCAGACCAATCATTAGATGTTGTTGGTAACATTCAAACTGATAGTTCATTACTAGTTGAAGGAACTACAGAGGCGTCAACGATTAGTACAGGAAGTATTACAACTAAAGGCGGCGTAGGAATTGCGAAAAAATTATTTGTTGGCGGAGATTCTAATGTTGCAGGATTACTTACAACACAAAACATTGTTCCTAATTTAACATTAGCACGTAATCTAGGAACGTCAAATGAACAATGGTTAAACGTTTATGCACAAACATTTGTTGGTAATTTAACAGGTAATATTACAGGTACAGTTAGTGGGCGTTCGGGATCAGCAGATAAACTTGCAAGTCCAACAACGTTCCAAATGACTGGAGATGTTTCAGCACCATCGTTTAGTTTTGACGGACAAGACGAGAGTACTAAAACATTTACTACATCTATTGCAAATAGTTTTATTGCTAATAAAGATGAAAGTGCTTTTAGTCAAGTTGATGACGAAATATTAATTAATAGAATAAGTGGAGACACTGGCGTATTTAAAGTTAATAGAAATAACTTATTTGCTTCAATTCCAACAATGCCAATTGGAATGATTAGTCCATATGGTGGATTAACTGCTCCGCAAGATTGGTTACTTTGTGATGGACGTGAAGTTGCTGTTGCATTGTATCAAAATTTGTTTAGTATTATTGGTTATAATTTTAAAGATCAAACATTAGTTACAGCAGGATTTTTCTGCTTACCAGATATGAGAGGTAGGTTTCCATTAGGTATTGACGACATGGGCGGAACAGCGGCTAATACTGTTTCAAGTTCAGCGGCTGATAATATGGGAACACACGCAGGATCAGAAACACAAGAAGTTGGACTTGGAAACTTGCCAGAACACGAACACGATTTAAGAGGTGATAGTGGAGACCAATATTATGCTTATAGAAAAGTTCCTGGATCACCAAATGATGCAGAAGCAATAGTATATGGTGCATTAGACGGAGCCACAGGCGGACAAGCATATCCAACAAGCGGTGGAGTATTAACAACGCAACAGGTACCATTGGGGCAACCTGTTGATATTATGAACCCATATATGGCAGTAAATTATATTATATATGCAGGTGTAGTGGAAGAAGTATAATGAGTTATAAGTTAAACAAATCCGATGGAAGTTTATTAGTTGATTTAGTTGACGGTCAATTAGATACTACAACAACTGATATATCTCTAATTGGAAAAAACTATTCAGGATTTGGTGAAGCATTAAATGAAAATTTAATTAAGATGCTTGAGAACTTCTCAAAGTCATCTGCTCCTAGTAATCCTTTAATTGGTCAACTTTGGTATGATACAGCAACACAACGAGTAAAAGTTTATGATGGTACTGGATTTAGAACTAGTGGTGCACCAGCAGTTCAGTCTGGACAACCAAGTTCATTAGTTGCTGGCGATCTTTGGATTGATAGTGATAATAATCAACTTTATTTTTATGATGGAAGTGATTTAGAATTAGCTGGGCCGATCTATACTAAAACACAAGGTAAAAGTGGATTCGAAATTGCTACACTTATAGATACATTTAATAATAGTCATGTTGTGATGAAATATTTTATTGCAGGAACTATTGTTGGTGTGTGGAGTAATTCCGATTTTACACCGGCAACAGGATTTGCTATTTCTGGTATAACTGGAGAAATTAAAAAAGGTTTTACGCCTGTTAGTATTGAGGATTTTAGATATCGAGGAATTGCCGACCAAGCTAGTGCATTAAGAGATGCGTTTGGAAATGTTAAATCAGCGTCACAATTTTTACCTGCAGATGCTTCAGCAACTACAACTGGTGCATTAACGATACAAAACTCAAGTGGACTTACTATTGGGTTAGCACAAAATAATATTTTAAAAGTAGTAGGTACATCGTTTGTTACTGAAAATCAATTATCTAATCATGATTGGAAAGTTAGAGTTAGAAAACCAACAGGCTTTATTGATGCGTTAGTAGTTGATACATCAGAAGAGCATTTCGGAGTTTTTAAATCAGATCCACAATATGCACTCCACGTTGGGGGTGATATGAAAATTGAAGGCGACTTTTTAGTAGGTGGCGCTTCGGTTTTTGTAGAAACACAGAATTTAAGAATAGAAGATAAAAATATTGAATTAGCAGTAACGAGTGATAGTACTGTACTTGATAATGCTGGAGTAGATGGTGGAGGTATAATACTTAAATCATCACAATTAGATAAAGAATTTGTATGGCTAAACAATTCACTCTCACCTTTCGACCCAGCATCAGAAGGATCTTGGACATCAAGCGAAAATCTTAATATAGCCGCAACAAAAGGTTATTATGCTGAAGGTGAACCAGTAATAAACAAAACAGAAATAGGTGTAACAGTAACTAAAGCAACTGGCCTAACGCAAGTAGGTACACTTACTACTTTAAGTGTTGATGATATTACGCTTAATGGAAATACTGTTTCAACTAGTACTAGTGGACTACAAATTACTAGTACAGGGTCTATTGCTATTACAAATAATCAAAAAATTACAGGATTAGCTGATCCAACACTAAATCAAGATGCGGCAACAAAGTTTTATGTAGATGATCAGATCAACTTAGAACCAGTTGTTATGAGTTTAGATATATCAAAAGCAGGCGGAGTAACATTAACGAATGCCGAAATTGCTACAATAATTGAGGATGTATATCCAGCGGCAAATAAGAAACCAGGTACGTATGCTTATATAATAACTTCTTCAATAACAGGAGCAACTGTAAGCGGAATTAATGTAGATACACCAGTTTTAACAAAATCATTTATAGCAGTTGACTCAAATGGTGTACAGAACGAAAGTGTATTGCAAGATATTGCATTTACTGCCGCAAGTGGTACTGTACAAGTGGTATTAGACAGAGGATTAAGACGATTTCACGTTGTAGGTACAGCATGGGTTTTCCTTGATGAACCGCCATCCAGCGGTGGGTTATGGTAATAAATGATAAATATACTTACAAGGGGTTAAAGTATGGCATATACAATAGATAGATATAGTGGTGTAACACTAGTAGTCGTAGAAGACGGTACAGTTGATCAAACTACTGACATTAAATTAGTAGGTAAAAACTATGCAGGATACGGCGAAATTCAAAATGAGAATTTCTTACATATACTAGAAAATTTTAGTGGTGCGGCACAACCTCCAAAAGCCATTTCAGGGCAAATTTGGTTTGATGCAACATCAAGTAAATTAAAATTTTATGATGGTTCTAAATTTAGAACTACAGGCGGTGCTGAAGTTGCCACTACTGCTCCAGCAGGATTAGCCACTGGTGATTTATGGTGGGATTCTGCAAATGAACAATTATATGCTTTTAACGGGTCAGGATATGTATTAATAGGACCTCAAGGTATTGGCGCTACTGTTTCACAAATGGTTACTTCAACGGTTCGTGATACTACTAGTGTAAACAGAATTATTATTAAATCAACGGTAAATGATGAAGTAATCTTTATTATTAGTTCAGTAGCATTTACAATTGACTCAACAGACCCAACTAACGCTATTACAGGTTTTGATAGTATTAAAAAGGGCTTAACATTACGTAATACAACAAACGCAACAGGTGGAGTAACTAGTTCAACAGACTTTTATTGGGGAACTGCAAGTAACGCCTTACTATTAAACGGTAAAGCTGACACAGATTTTGCTCTTGCAGGATCAGGTGCATTTACATCATTAACAACATTCGCAGATGCTGGTATTGCCATTGGTGATTCCAATGACATGAAGATTTATATTGAGAATGATAATGAAGGTGTTATACAAAACCAAGTTGGTACAAAAATTAAATTTAAAGTTGATGATGATGTAGGAGCTGTTAAAGAACCTCTTACAATTACTGCCGTAGGAATGTATCCACCAATAACAGATATATTTACTTTAGGAACATCAACATTAAAATTTGCAAATGTTTATTCAACTGCTTTTACAGGATTGGCTTCACAAGCTGAAACACTTAAAGTAGGTGCTAATTTTAGATCCGCAGATACTGCCGCAACTAATAATACAGTTGCAGTTAGAGATGGTAGCGGTAATTTATTTGCAAACTTATTCACAGGTACAGCTACAGCGGCACAATATGCTGACTTGGCAGAGAAATATACAACTGACCAAGAATATGCGTTTGGTACAGTAGTTTCAGTATCAGGACACGGTACAGGTTCAGAACTTGAAGCGTGTAATGTAACAAACGAAAATAAAGAATTAGGATTTACTGCACCAGCACCAGTAGGTGTTATTAGTGAAAACCCAGCATACTTAATGAATTCAGATGCTGATGGACAAAATGTTGCACTTAAAGGACGAGTTCCAGTAAGAGTAATTGGCGCAGTTACTAAAGGAATGAATATTTACGCAGGACCTTCAGGAACAGCTACTACAATAATTGAAAATTCAGCAATGATCGTAGGTGTTGCCCTCGAATCAAATACTAGTACTTCTGAAAAACTAGTAGAATGTATATTAAAGGTATAAGAACATGGCAGTTGGCGATATTATCACAGCGGCTCGACACAACAATTTACAGAGTCGTGTTGCAACCATTATGGGAACAGGTTCCGGAGACGATGGTTACGGCCAAGCTCTAAACAGTTCGCAAGTTGCCGCGGCTGAAACAGTAACAGCAACACATATGGCGTTGCTTTTTAATGACATTTCCGCAGGTAGAAAACACCAAACAAATACTGCACCTAGTGATATAGCTCTTATTGCCACAACTGATGTAATTGAAGATGATAACGCTATTAATAAAAAAGGTGTTGCTCAGTATGAAAGTTTAACTACTACATTAGAAAATGAAAAATTCAATATTGATGTAAATCAAGGTACTGCTGAAGCGGCTATTCAAGCTCAGTATACTACTTCTTGGAACGGTCAACTTGATCATCTATTAAATGTAACATTTACAGATAGTGATCACGCAAGACATTTTTTCAATGCTGGCGGCGAAATCCGTTTTTCGGCAAATCTTGCATCATTTCCAGCTGAAGCTAAATCAATTAACTGGGCTACAATATTATCTAATATGCAAACAGTAAAATTTACCTATACAGCTACAGCATCTATTGGTGGATCAGGTACTGGTTCATCTATTGGTTATCATGATGTTACTACAAGTTTTCAATCAATATTTGATAAAGCAGGTTCAGGTCAATATACAGAAAACCATTATATTATAGAAGTAAAAGGAAATACAACACCTAATCCTGATGTATTGCAATTTAGAATCAATTTTAATGATGATGATCCTACAGACCCAGGTACTCCAACTGATGAATTAGTTAGTGGTACTCTTTCAAGCATTATAACACAATTCCGTCCAACTGGTGTAAACGTTGCAGTTCCAACACCAACTTATGCTACCGATCCAGGTAGTAACTTAACCTAATTTAAACTCTCCAAAACATTTTTACTGTAAATATACTACTAGTATAGGAGACAGTTATGGATGAACGGTTAGCCAAAGCATTAGATTTTTCTAATTACATGGTTACGCTTAATAACCAAAAGCGTGTTTTAAAAGAAAAATATTATGAAAGTGCAGTTCATTATTTTAATGGTGGCCAATTTTCAGTAACTAAAGAATTAATTACGTTTGTTAATATGTTATGTAGTAAAGGTAATGATTCTGATATAGTATTGCTTGATGATAATGATACTCCAATTAAAATTGATGATTTAATTAAGTTTTTTGATGATATTTTAGACATATATTTTACAGCTACTAACGAATATCAAACTGAGTACGAAAAAATTAGAACCAAAAGAACCGTTGATGGGTTAGTCCAGAATGAGCAATCATAAGCAAGGTATTTTAATTATTGCTAAAAATAATGCTCAAATTGATTATATAAAACAAGCACATTTTCTAGCAAAGCGTATTAAGGAATATTTAAATCTTCCTACATCTATAATTACGGATAGCGTAGAATACCTACATGAAACCTATACAGATTATAAAACTGTATTTGATCAGGTTATAGAAGTGCCGTATACTAGTGCTCCTAGTAGTAAACGTTATTATGATGGTACTAACGTATATAAACA